CGTGAACTTGGCTCGCATGTTGGAGACTTACTGGAGCACGGGCCACCGCAAGGAGGTTGTCAAAACCATCGCCGCGCTGGTGTTGGGCGGGTACGTCCTCAGCGAGACCACCGGCTTCAACTTCAGGGACATCTACCCGTGGCGCACGCTGGAAGGGCACCCCATCTACAGCTTCTTGGTGAAGAAGGAGTTCTCCATTCCCATCGAGACAGCTGTGGCGGGGGTTGAGGCCCTGCGTGCTCGCATCGTAGAGCGTGACCCGCGGCTGGTGCAGGAGGCCACCGACAAGTTCCTAGAGCACGCCAAGCAGTTCATCCCCGGTAAGGCGCAATATGACCGCTTCGCAAGGTTCATCCGCCGTGCCATGAACGAGTGGCAGGAGCTTGATGAGCAGGGGGCGGTGCGCTACACCGTGTCTCCCGGCGAGGCGGTGCGCGGCATTTTCGGCCCCACAACCGAGACCGAGGACCGCTACAACCTGTACCGGGAGTACGAAGAAACCATCATAGAGGCGGTGGACCCCGGGGCGCTCACGACCACGGCACGGGCGATTCAGGCCGTGGAGAACTTCCTGTGGGGAGACCCAGCCTGGAGGCTTGGGGAGCTACAGCGCAAGGCCGTGCAGTTGGGGCTGGACCCGCAGGAGGTCCACCAAAACGCCCTGCGCCGAGTCCGCAGCTACTATTACGGTACCGGCAACCTGGGCTTCTGGCCCGCGGTGTACCGCGGCGACATCCAGCAGGCGCAGCACTATGCCCAGGTGTTGCGCCGCCTGGGAGTGACCGCAGCAGACGTGCAACGGTCCGGGGAAAACCGCGGCCTTGACCAAATGCTTATCTGGCAGGGCGTGCAGATCTTCGGCCCGCCCTACCCCGTGAACCTACCGCCCATTCCATCTACGACAGGGCGCTTCATTCCTCCTATTCCTGGTACAGGCCCAAGGATGGGGATACCGCCGGTCCCGTCCACAGAGCGCTTACCGTTGCCGCCAATTCCTCGCACCTGACCGGGGAGGGGGTATCACGAAGTTGGAATCGCAGCGTGACATGGTGAAGATGATCTACGACCTGCTCATGGAGACGAGAAAGGAAATGAGGGATTCGTTTAAGGCCTTGGAAAAGAAAATGGACAACTACGACCAGCGGCTCAGAGAAGTCGAGGCGGCCAAGTCAAAGCTGTACGGCATAGCGGCTGCGATGGGGACAGTCGCCAGCGCCGTGTGGCAGCTCATCATTCACAAGCTTCGAGGTGAGTAAGAGGTGCGGTTGAGCAAGAACTTCCATGCTGACGAGTTTCGGTGTAAGTGCGCGGACGCAGGCAAATACAAGCCGGGAACACAGAGCGAGTACTGCGGCGGGCTGGCAATTGTCCAGCCTGTTCTTGTTGAAAAGCTGCAAGCGCTGCGTGACCACTTCGGCTCCCCGGTCATCGTCACGTCCGGCTACCGTTGCCCTGCTTGGAATCGACGCCACGCTGGCGGGTCGGAAATGTCATGGCACATGAGCGGCTATGCCGCGGACATTTTGGTGCGGGGCGTTGGCGTGCTGGAGGTGGGAAAGGTCGCAGACGAGCTTGGGTTCCGAGGCATTGAGGTGTACCCCGACAAGGGCTTTGTCCACGTGGACATGCGCCCAGGGGGCGCGGTGTGGAGAGGAGACAACTACAGGAGGCTGATTGGCAATGCGTAAGGCTGTGGTGTTGCTGGTTGCGTTGCTGCTTCTGGCCTTCCCTGTGCTGGCGCAGACACCGACAGAGGAGGAGATTCATGAGGTTGTCGGTGCCATCGTCGGCGACATCGCCCTAGGCGGGCTGGAGCTAGCTACTCTTGTGGTGGTGGTCGTCGGCATAATCAGGTACTTCACAAAGCTGGACGGCAGGCCGGTTATCCTCCTAGTGTTCGGTGTGTCCATCGCCGCTGTGGTAGTGTATAACGTGCTCGAAGGCGGTATGCCCCTCGGGTCAGCAGTGCTAGCGGCAATTTCCGTGGCGCTAACGGCCATTGGTGAGCACCAGACAGTGGGCAAGTGGCTCAAGGACCTGCTTGGTGTGGGAAAAACGGAAAGCCAGACTGGTACCGGATAGACGGCGTAGGCTGGGTCTACAGGCGTCTGGTGGATGTCCGAGAGGCTATCAACTCCCCGCCGACGCTGGATGACTCAGCGGCCCGCGAGTGGCAGCGCAAAGGGGCGGAACTCAATGTGCCGCCTCCTACCTTCTCCATTACGTTCAAAGCCGAAGACGGCACGGTGCTGGTGTGGGACCGGGAAGCCCGCAAGTGGGTTCCATTAAAAAGATAAGGCGGGGGAGTCAATCCCCCGCCTTTTTCTTTTTGTGCTGCTGGATGATCGCCTTGGAGTACGCTAGCAGGGCTCGTCGTGAGAAGTCCGAGAGGTACCCTTCCACCGCCCCGTGTCGCACTTTGCAGGCGTACTCCACGACCTTCCGCTCCCGCTGCGACATACGGATGAACAACGGTGTTCCCCTTGTTTTTAGATCGCTCTCCGGTGTCCCCTTCTGTCGCCGGGGCACATATCCCCCTCCCCTCCATCAAACTTGTAGGACGGAGAGAAGGGAGAGCACCCACTCAAGCTGCGACGTGTCCTGATCCCGCTCACGGAGAACCCGGATACGGTGGTTGATAGCCTCAACCAACAGCGGTGCCGGGACTTCCGCGGAGGTTGCCACCGCTTGCTGCTGATCCGCCAAGACGACCGTGGTTGTGGCGGCGCTTTCTGCCTTGGCCTCAGTCTTCGGCGCAGGCTCTTCGGCCTCCGGCTCCTCCGCGCTCTTCGGCTTGCGCCCACGCCTCTTCGGCGCAGGGGCCTCCGCTTTTTTCGGCTGTGGCGTTTGGGGCTCCTCTTCCTCCTCCTCGTCCACAGACAAGTCCTCAACCTCCTCATCGAGATCGTCTAAATCCAGGTCCCCGAAGTCCAGGTCCTCAAGACCCTCCAGTTCGAGATCCAGGTCCTCAGCTTGCTTCTTCGCCATCTTGACTCCTCTCCTCCCTAGTAGTATGCACATATTCGTCAACATATTCGTCAATAGCGTCAAGCACTTTTAACGCTTGCTTGACACTACGCACCACCACGACAATCGCTTTCCCCTTCTGGCGCATTTCCTGCTGTGTGGCGGCTTGCAGCGGTGTCACCCTTGCGTCGTCCACCTTCACCTCCATCGCCACAAACAGCCCGCGGTATGCCCCGAGGATGTCTGGCACTCCCCCTGTGGAGTAGCGGGGGCCAGCGTGGTACTTGACCCACCAGCCCCCGCGCTTCCGCAGGGCGCGGAGGATAGCGCCTTGCAGGTAAGCTTCCCTCATAGGTCGTCGTCAAACTCCAGGTCGTCGTCCTCCACCAGATCGTCCTCAGCAGCGTCCTCCTCCACATCGTCTTCCTCGGGTTCGGGCTCGTTCTTGCCGTAGGGCTTGATGTTTTGCAGGATCTGGAACTTACCACCCTGCTTGCCCTCTTGCACCCTCGCCTCCGCGATGAGCGCCTTCCCCTCCAGCTTGGAAAGGTTAAGAGCCGCCGCCTTGTTGGGCACCTCGAAGCCGATGCCCTGGATCAGCTCCCGCAAGGCACGCAGGCCAGGGGCGTTGAAGTTGTAGAAGATCGTTACCTTGCGACCCTTGTGCTTCTCGGGAGCTAGCACGACGAACTGAATCTCCACACGCTGCTCGCCGCTTTGCGCCTGCCCGGCCCTAGCCTCCACAATGCGGAGGGCGTACTTGCCCTCGGGCAGTACGTATCCCTCACTCGCCAGATCCCACGGAACGATGATCTTCTTAGGCGCTGTCGCCATCGTTGTCTTCGCCTCCTGTCAAGATTTTCCCGTAGTACTCCATGATCTTGTCCCACGTCGGGTTTGCAATCGCCTTGGGCATGACACCATACCTGTCCGCCGCCATTGTCCCCGGCCTGTCAAACGCCATGCGGAACTGGAGCTTCCCGTCCTTGTGGACCCGGTAGGCGTACCCGATGAGGCTCACAAGCCCCAGCAGGTAGCTCCGCACGGAAGGTTGGAGGTCGGGGACGTACCATTCCACCTCCTGTGTGCCGGTTTCCTCATCGGGCGCTTCGTCCGCCCGCTCATGGCAAACCCAAATCTTGTGCATGGGCAGGGTACGGTACATGGTGATCCAATGCCGCATGATGCGCGCCGCCCGCCCGTAGTCGTCCTGCTCTGCCTTGTAGGCACTCTTGCGTGGGTCGCGCTGGACCTTCTCCGCAAGCACGTGCTGGAGCGCAAGCTCCATCGCCATCGTCGCCGTGTCCCACGCCACGGCTTGGAACGGGTGTTTCTGCGTCTTGAGGATCCAGTACCACAGAGCCACGTCGTTGAAGGACTCAACGGCCACCCGCTTCCCTCGGAAATTAGGGAACTTCTGCTTGGTGATGATGCTGGATCCCTGGTCGAAGTCGAGGATGAGGATGTTCGGGATGCTCCCGAGGAAGTGGGTCTTCCCCCGCTTGGGCTTCCCGTACACCACCATTTCCAACCATTGAGCGGCCTGGCTCGGCGTCTCGGCCTTTTTCCACGCCGCCCGCATGGCCTCAACGTCGGGAATCTCATACGGGTTTGCCAGCGCCGTGCGCTCGTTAGCCTCGGTCATTCCTGCTCACCACCTCGAAGCGGTCTTTCAGAACATGCTCGATGTTGCCGCCCTGGATCTCGATAAGACACAGGTCCTTGTACTCGCAATCCCAGCGGCAACGTGTTCGGTCTAGCGTGCGCGGGTAGTAATCCTGTGGAGCCAGCAGCTTTGCCGCCTCCATCATTTCCCGCTTCTCGTTTTCCAAACGCTGCTTCGTGACCGTCACGGCCCAGCGGTCGAAGAATGGTTTCTGCTCCCTGGCGATTTGAGTCAGGATGTCCTTGTAGTCGTCGGGGTTCAGGCCGTGCTTTTGGATTGCGTTGTAGTAGGTCCAGTAGTCGGTGTCAATCTTGGCTTTGCTGAGGGTTCCGTCCTTATTCAGTTTCGGCTCTGCCGGTACACGGTCGCGGATGTAGTCGTAGTAGACGACCACCCCCTTGATCTTGTTGCCCAGTAACCCCTTGCGCCGCAGGACCTCCTCCATGCCCAGCACGTAGCGCGGGCCCTGGTTGTCCAGTAGCCGGTCCTCCTCGTCAGGGATGGTCCCGACGACCTTGTGGTCCATGATGACCACCTGGTTCCATTGATTGAGGAACACCAGGTCGCACTTGAACGTAAAGGGCACAGGCAACCAGTCTAGCTTAATG